ATATTATAGTATATTATAGTATATTATAGTATGACATATTCGCTTATTATATCTTCTATATTGTTGGTTCTTATAGACTCGGTTTACTTATCTATGATAGGGAAACCTATATTTGAAAAGACTGTCGCGGCAATCCAAGGTTCGAAACTGGTTGTAAATATGCCCCCGGCTATTTTTACATATATTCTTATGGCAATCATTCTTAATTATTTTATTATATCGGCAAATAAGCCCGCATTCGATGCGTTTATACTTGGGTTCTGTGCATATGGTATTTTTGATTTCACAAATTTAGCCATTTTCAAAAAATATACACTAAAAACGGCAATTATGGACACCCTTTGGGGTGCCATCTTATTCTATATTACTACACTACTCACATACAAGATTAAAAAAATGTTTTAGAATTATTTGGATTATGCATCCCTCATACCGAAATCATATTTGTTAACCATCTGAAGCTTATCTATTGATTTTTCTGCATTTGATTTTTTGATGTCACACATTAAATAATCTACTTTTGGACCGATTTCGTTCTTTTTTATTTGTTTATAGACGGAATTTATTTTTTTTACCACGGTTTCTACTACTTCTTTATCTTTGATTATTTCTACTTTTGTATCATATTTTTCGGTAATGATTGATATTGCATAATAAATCAAATATCTTCTCCTTTTTTTTACTCCAGGTGTGTATTTTAGACAATATAACTTTAATATACTATTCAGTATTTTTGTTTTTATTTTATCGTCTGCGCTTTCCAATTTTATGGCATTATTTAATATTATCTCCCATATAATCCATATAGGGTCCATTTGAAATTTATCTTCTACAGGCATATTGCTCCGACGTTCGCATAAACATTTCTCCTTTTTATTTGCGCATATTTTTTGAAATTCCATAATCCATTCTAGCCAATAACACGCTTGTAAAGCATTTTTTGAATCCTCTGAAACGTGATATGCAAATTCATTTATTGAAATAAATAATTCTTTTGGGTCATCTTTACGATATACGCTTTGAGCATAACATATGGAAGGCGCTTTTAATTTATTTGTCATATATGTCATATTATATTCTTCTTCTTTTTTTATTTTGATACCTTGAAAGCTATGTTTTTTATTGCTAGAACATAATATACATATAATTTCTGCAAAAAGTGTTCTTATTTTAGGGTTATTACGTAAGCGAATAATATCATCAGTATAACCTGCTGAAATGATATTTTTAAAATTATCATATCGCATTTCTAAATATACAGCCAGTTTTGGATTTGCTAAATGTATATGCTTTCCTAAAAATGTAAGAATAATGTCCCATAAGTCCAGGAATTGTCCGGCGCAAATAAGTTCTGCTGCCCAGTTACACGCCGGTTCAATTTTACTATTTAATAAACAATTTAGTAGTTCTTTGCGAACGTCTGTTTTTTTATATTTTGAAAATGATTCTCCTTTGAATTCACCGATTGTTCGTATATCGTTAATTATAAATTCAGCGTCCATATATTATTTTTTCTATAAAAAATATATAATAATAATACATATAATTATATACTATTTATAAATGACAGCAATCGATTCATTAATTTATAAAATACAAGGTTCATCCTGTTGGGTCGTTATTCTTTTATTTATGATTATTCTTACATCTCTTGTATATCTCTATCGTTTATTTTTTGTAAGTGTTAATTCCTCTTCTAATACATCACAAGGTTCTGATAATGTTAGTGATACAAACCAGGAAGGTTTTACTATAAATAAGGAATTCACTCTTAAGACAGGCGAAGAATCATTTGATAATTTTTATGCAAGTATGTATGAAAAATTGTTTTATAGTAATTTAGTAAATGACTATGAAGTTGGCATTATTCTAAATAAGACAGCACCAACAAAAGAAAGCGACGTATTAGTTATTGGGTCAAAGACAGGGAACCGTGTAAATAATTTATCCAAAAATGGTTATAATGGATACGGTTTAGAATCTTCAAAAGATATGATTTTGTATTCTATGAGTAAATATCCTGATAATAAATATGTATTGGGGAATGGAATGAATGGTCTTGTATTTGATTCTGAAAAATTTACGCTCGTAACATTGCTAGATTTTGTAATATATAATATACCTGACCGTCGAATAATATTTGAAAATTGTTACAAGTGGCTTGTTCCTGGTGGATTTATCGCTATTCATTTAATAAATATTGGCGGATTTTATGATTCGCAGAATTATGGAGCAAGAGAGCGAAGATTCTCCCCTATTGTTACACGTTTATTTGATAAGAAACCTATAATAAATCCTTTAGGGAATAATGATGCTATAGTGGGTGATATTATCTACAAGTCTGATATGTCGATGAGTGACCCAAATGTAATAAAACTGAAAGAAACATTTAAAAATAGAAAAACTGGAAAAAGACGCCAAAATTTACAGAATTTTTATACACCTGACCAGAGTATTATTTTGAGTGAAGCAAAAGATTGTGGTTTTAATATGTTAGCGCAGTATGATTTAATGCCATATAATAGACCTTTCCAATATGTGTATATACTTTATAAACCAGCAAACTAATTGTGTAGCATAGGAAGTCACTCACAATAACGATAATAGTTATAAAATATTTATATATTACTATTATGATATGTTTTTGTATTATATCATAATAGTCATTATTTTATGTATTTTGATTGTACACGGATATAACAAAGTCCGAAATAAATTCTGGATGACCCAACCTATATTTTATCGATATAGTTTGGTAAACTGGTTTAGGTTGAATCGTTTATATAATACTGACAGACCATCTGATACAATATATTTAAATTTGATAAATAATGTAGTAACGCATATAACAGACACAAATATTCCTATAACGATTAATCATATTTATATAAATGAAACAGAAAGAGGTATTAATTATTATGATGATATAGTTAAATTAATAAATAAGTATCCTTATTTCAATATGCGAATGGATGATAGTAATAAACAGTCAGTTGTTATAAACCGTAAAATGAATTCTGATAAGTTGAAACTGAATTTTATTAATCACGATTATTCTACTGTTGTAACAATGAATAAAAAAATGATATACAATACAGATATGTCATCTTCTGATATTTTATCAGTAGATACGGTAATGGGTGTAGTTATATCAATTCCCTACTATTGTATATTTGCAACATCAAGGAGAAGGGATATAATTCCTATATATTATTCGGTTATATATTATGATCCACACGAGATACAGGAGACGCGTGTTATAGAAATGATACAAACTCATAATTATAAAATATATGATGATTGGGATAGAGTATTGTTACATCAAAATAATTATACAGTGAATAGTGTAGATAGGGCAATTGAGAAGGATACAGAGCCGAATGCCGCGATGCCGTATGTGGCTGAGGATAGAATCAAAAAAGGCGTTAAACGCTTAACGCGGGAGAATATGCTAAATTCAGATAAATCAAAAATAAATAATGAGAACAACCTTACAAATCTATATCAAGAGAATGGGTTAAATATTTCAAAGAATAAGAGTAAAATATATGCATCAATTTATAAATATACAGGTTCATCTATTCCTAAAATTATTGTTCCTTTTGTTATTTATCATAGATTTTATATCCCAATATCATCTCAGCCCTCCCAAGATTGGCATAGGATTGAGTATAGATTTCATCCTAGTATTCAGTTAATAAAGATTGGTACAGAAAATGTTACAATTTTATATGAGTTTTTAGAGTCGTGTTATGAAGGATTAAATGTGCAGACACATACACAGAAGTCATATAAATATAAACTCCCTTTTGGATGTTGTATATTACCATCGCTTCGTCATATATTTCATATGATTAAAACGGAGTTGTGTTCGATTTATATATTGTTACAAAAAAACAATGATGTAAAAGTGGGCATTGATGGAACGAATATTATTTCTATGTATATGTTTTCTAATTCTGATGATACTATCTCAAATGATATAAACATAGATAAAAGACATATGATATATTTAACAACCTCGGTTATGTATGGCGGTGGTGGTAGTGGTGGTAGTGGCAGTGGTGACAATAAATATGTTACATCTTCATTCGTATATGGTTTCATAAATGCTTTAAAGCTCGAAATAAAAAACAGAGCCTTAGGGTGTGTCGCAATCGATACACTATCACATAATAAACCATTAATTGACTTTTTGATAGTAAATACGAAACCATTAATGGTAGAGAAGAATAATTTAATTTTTTATAATTATATTTGTAATACATTTCCACCAGAACAAGTGATGATAATGAATTGAATGTGATAGATTTTATTATTATGTTATATTGTTATGTTATATTGTTGAATTTCGCATATTCTCCCGCGTTAAGCGTTTAACGTCTTTTTATAATCTCCTAAACTAGCCGATGGATATTCCTATCGAACATATTTACCTGACCGAGCAAATGAATCTACGATAAAAATTATGAATATTCCTAAAAATGTATATAAAATTAAATCCTCTAATATAGAATTTGTTTTATAGTCTTGTTGCTCCTCCAATAAATCTATAACATAGTTAAGTTTCTCTATCATGTCACTCTTAGAATCTTCTGATGTACCACTCATACCTTGATTTAAATATGGAACAAACTGTTTATAATATTGATTCGCATAGTTGCTAGAGGCGTCATCATATGTAGACAGTGAAACAGGATAACTTGCAGAGACAGGGGTATCGATACTATTATTACCGGGCTTATTAGTATCGCCTGATTGAACATATGCTTGATAATTATTAGAAGGTCCAGAACCCGAAGCGGTACCTTTATAGTTAAGCTGCGGTAAAGGTGGGTAACCATTTTTAGAATCAATGCCTGTAGCTACATTTCCACCATTTCCACCAAGTCCGACAAAATTTGACAATCTTCCAACTGAATCGTTGCTATTATCATTATCTTCATTATCAGTATCGCTAGATTCGTCCATAGACTTTAATAAGGCAGATAATTTAGATTCATTTGGAACCGTTGTTTTTTGTTTTATTGTCTTTCTAAGATTTGTATTTTTCTGTTTTGAGTTACCGCTACTAGTATTTGCTAAACTATACATATTTTTACCACCATCTATATAGGACGATTTTGAGTTTTTATTTGTAGATCCACTAACATCACTGTCATTATATGATGAAGCAGATAGTGCTAAAGGTAGAGTCATTCCTATAAAAAAATGAGATAATATTTTAAAAAAAAAACGGAAATTGTATAATTAAAATGAATATAATGAATATAATGAATATAATGAATATAATGAATATAATGAATATAATGAATATAATGAATATAATGAATATAATGAATATAATGAATATAATGAATAATTTATCTTCCCGTAAATACTTTTATTATAGGTAATCTGTAATTATACATATAATTTTTATATTTAATAAAATTAAGCCCCCAATCACAATTCAAAACTTCATGACCCATTAATGAAGAATTTTTATGTTTACATTGTAAAATACACCCGATTATTCGTTCAAAAGCACATCTATCAATTCTTTTTGTAATAACCGGTATCAATTGAATTAAGCGAAATTCATCATCTATCTCTTTCAAAAAGTTATACGATATAACTGACATAGCGCCAAAACAACCTGACCATGCGTCTTGGTCTTTTTTATTATAAAAATGATTTAAAGTAGAATTATTTAATGCCCTTAAAAGATTTAATTGGCTTGGTAAAGATTCAGGGTCATTTATATATTTTTTTCCGAAATGTATAAGAAATTTATAATCATTTACAAGTGCGGCAAAGTTAATATATTTATTAATAAACATTGAGTCATGTAGAATAACAACTTTGTCACAAAAGTTAGTTCTTAGATAATAATAATATGGTAAAAATTCCCCCCTTTTAGGGAATTCGCTTTCAATAATCATTGTATTATTTAATGCATCATTTGTTACAAATTGTTTATTACTATTATCGTCTATAATAAGTACTCGATTAGTTGGATAAAATCTCCTTATACACTTAAAACATTCTTTCCAATATTCATTTGTCATAGAGTTAATAACATTTCTTAAAATAATAAACCCCAATGTATCAACTTTTTTAATATTGTCATTTTCTGATGTGTTAACAGGAATGTTTACTTCATCGGTAGGTTTCCATACAATATTTGTTGGTATAGTGGGCGTTATGATTGTTGAATGTATTGTATTCGTAGGTGCTTTTAATGGGGGTGTTTCAATTATTTCCTGATGTTTTAAAGACATATATTGTGGTATTTTTATGTTTTGTGCGAATTTATGTTTTTCAATATGATTTAATTT